CATGATGTCCGTGCCTTTTATGCGGATGCATTTGCAGATAAGATTGCATATGAATACACCTTTTTGGTTACCAATTTCATCATGCTTGAAGCAGGTAAGGAACCCGTTGAAAGAATTAATATTGAAGATACTGATAGTGAAACCCGTGTAGTTTCGCAACAAGAATATGATCGTCGTTTAGCTGAGTTTGAAACGACTCTTAACCTTAAAATTGCTTCGTGCAAAGATAATGAAAAGAGTGGTTACACTGCTAAGTTGAAAGAGATTAAAAGTATTATTGGCAAGAGAGAAATGTCTCGAAAGAAGAGTATTAGAATGCGTCCTTTTTCTTTCCTTCTCTTTGGTGGATCTTCAGTAGGTAAATCAACGCTCATCACCCCAATCATCCGTGCTATTCTCAAGATGAATGGATTTGACAGCAGTCAACGTTCCATTTGCACATTGAACGAGGTTGATAAGTTTCAGTCCGAATACCGTTCATACCACACAGGAGTAATTTTTGATGATTTGTGTAATATGAAAACAGCTGCCCTTTCCTGCAATCCATTGGAAAAGGTTTTGAGTTTTATTAACAACATTCCTCAATTCGCATTAAATCCTAACGCTGATCTTAAAGGTGTTATTGGCATAGAACCAAAAGTTTGTGCCGGTAATACTAACGTTAAGGATCTAAATGTCGTTGAATTGACTAATGAACAGATCGCTATTCTGGGAAGATTTTGCTATACCATTACGCAAAAAGTTCGTCCACAATACCAGAAACATAGTGGTATGCTCGATTCTGATAAAATTGAACATATGAAAGGAGAAGTATTCCCCGATTATGCTCTTTTTACCGTCGAGACTCCTTATTATGAAATCCCAGCTGCTGATTGCAAAAACAAGAAGAGCAAAAAGACACCAACTCAAAGCATTGGTTATAGAGCTGCCGAATACAAAGGCAAGAAAATGATCGATGTAGATATTGTGACACTAATGAACTTCTTGCGTGACGCCAGCCGCAAACATTTTGAAAATCAGAGAGATCTTGTTAACACTGCAAATTCCGCAGAAGAATTGGTGTTGTGTGAAGAACACGATCTTCCCGATATTGTATGCGGATGTGGCAAGAAAGCTCGCCCGGAACCAACAGAGGCTGACCTTGCTGATCTACCTCCACTAATTCCTGGAAGAGATGTTCTTGACTCCCAAGCTGCTGTCACTGATTTGTTGAACGATTTATATGACACTATTTTGCAAACTGAGAAAGCCTGGTTTATCCTATTGAATCAGACTCTTTTGAATGTTTTGCTAACTCTACCTTGCGTTTTGACCATCATTTTCTTAAACTCCCAAGAATGGACTAACCATATTGTTGAATTGTATTCTTTACATTACTACAGTTTTGGTGCTCTACTTCTTTGGGACTTCATGTCTGTGTTGGTTGAAGTGTTCGGAGACGTGCCAATAATTCGCGTTCCAATGATCTTGTACCTTTTCCCAGTTTTCTTCACTTTGAAGTCAATTTGGCATTCATCTAAAGTCTTTGCTGCTGAAAAAGCTCGCAATTTTGCCACATTCAGAAGACCATCTGAACTTTGGCTTGATACGGATGCTCGCACTAGAACCAAGGTATTAGGTGGTATTGTAGCTCTTGTCGGAGTTGCCACTTTAAGGTCATTTATGGGATTCATGTCAACTTTCGCCACATCGGAAGCTTGTGAGACCGTTAAACCACAAGTGCCCGAAGGTGAGAAAGGCCCAGAAGAACACCCATTTTGGAGTTCTCTTGGGCGTGCTTTTAAATACAAATGGGATGCA